TACCCAGACCGCTAAGGTCGCCAATGCACTTACAAATGGTGCAGAACTTACCGCAAAACAGATTTCAGCACGTTATGGTGTTAAGAATGTTCGTGCGGTAATCAGCCAACTACGTTCGGAAGGATTTTCAATCTATTTGAACAAGCGTGTATCGTCTTATGATGGTGAAACATATATGAAGTATATGCTTGGTACACCAACCAAGGCGGTTGTTGCTGCTGGCATTGCCGCTCTACGAGCTGCGTAAAGGAGCACAACGGGTGATGCCGTAATACATCCGTGGGGGGTCATGGTTAACCCCCTAATTTTTTTATTATAAAGGATGTCAATGACTTTAATTACAACAAAAACTTTTACAGTAGAAATTGAGAACATTGCAAAAGAGAAGCATATTACTCATATGGATGCTGTTTTACATTATTGCGAACAAGAGGGAATTGAACCTGAGTCTGTCAGTTCTCTTATTTCAAAGGGTCTTAAAGAAAAGATCGAAGCAAATGCAAGAGACTTAAATTTTTTACCGAGACAAGCACAACTTCCAATCTAGACAATGGAACCAATTGACGTTTATTTGATGTATTGTGCTATGAAAGCACATTTCAGTAAGAATGATTATGACTTCTTTACATACAAAGGAAAGAGTCGTGTATCCAGAGACTCATTCTATAAACGTAAAGATAGATTTTTCTTTGTCAAGCTTTCCAGAAAATATGAAGAGTATGAAGATATTAAAAATTATCTAGTTTCCAATTTTATTGTGGAACGGCAAGGTTATGTTGCAAATTTTAATGTCAAAAATTATGAGAATTGGAAAGATAGACGAAACAATTTCTATGACATATTCGCTGAAGAAATTCGCCCATTCGTAAAAAACTTCAATCCAATATTTGAATCTAATAATTCTGAACATCCACTTCTTTTAAAAGAATATCTCGGCAAAAGAGTATCACTGGAAACTCTTATTATTCTAAATGAGCTCGTAGGATTTACTAAAACTTGGAATAGACGTATGGCAGAGGATTACATATGGTACGATCTTAAAAAACTTATGAAAAATTACAAAAGGTTCTTGACAATTGATAAAAATTGTTATAGAATACAATTATTGAAACTTATAGAGGAGTCCAATTGATGGCTGCCATAGTAAAATCTGATGACAATTCCGTTGTCAGAAATGAAGCGTTTTTAGAGATTGAGGTTAAAACTTTCACCGCTCGGGTGAAAGAGTTGGAGTATGATTGTGCAAATCTTACGCAAGCTAATTCCGAATTGCAAGAACGAGTTAAAAAGCTTGCATCTCGCCAACCGGCCTGGCCAAAGGGATTTCGTCCACAAAGACGTCAAAATTTAAATCAGAGTCGATAAATGGTTTGCCGGAGTAGCTCAGTTGGTAGTAGCAGTTGCCTTGTAAGCATCAGGTCAGGAGTTCGAATCTTCTCTCCGGCACCATTTAGAAATATAAAATTTATGTTGAATATATTAAATGTAATCCGTGAAGGAAGAATAAATGAAGGATAGATTTGATTTTGAACAGGACATTTTTAAATGTTGGCATATTGTAGATGATCTTAAACAATTAACCGAAATGGTTGGGGATAGAGATGCATCTACAGATGATATTGCAAATGTTCTTCTTGGTTTACAAACGCTGTATGATGATAGGTTCGAACAATTAATAGAGAACTTTGAAAGTCTATTAAATGTAGATGGTTTTTCAACAAATGTTGAAAAAGACAAATATAAAGAGATGGAAATGGTTGATCGCATTGTCTCAGCTGAAATGTTTGAGCAATATTATAATCTTAAACAGGACATTGCAGCCCAAAAAATTATTGAGAATCCAGAAGACTATCAAAAAGAAAACTTGAAATACAGTGAAAAAGTTTTAGATGCTTGCGGAACGATAATAAAACACTATACTGAACACTCAAAGTGGCCAGAAGAATTGAAAGATGAATAAGTGGAAGTAGAATTAATAGACCACATGGGAAGTGATTTGTCAGTAGTAAATGCTGCCCGTGTATCCTTTGCAAAAGTCCATAAAAAATTTGATGAGAAGAGTGATACTGGACTCATAAATTACCTTGCAAAACATAACCACTGGAGTCCTTTCGGTCATGCATCAATGCAATTCCATATCAAGGCTCCTGTATTTGTCGCAAGACAATTAGTGAAGCATCAGGTCGGGTTGACGTGGAATGAAGTTTCAAGACGATATGTCAATACAGAAGTTGAATTTTATGAACCTACAGAATGGCGATTGGCCGCAGAGAATAAGAAACAAGGTTCATCAGAGGAAACAGTGAAGTATAGTATTTCTCCGACACACAAATTTGCTAAACAGTGTTATGAGAATATGTTGAATTTGGGTATTGCACCAGAAATGGCAAGAATGGTTTTACCCCAATCTCTGTATACAGAATGGTATTGGAGTGGCACATTATATGCGTTTGCAAGAGTATGTAATTTACGATGCAAACCAGATGCACAAAAGGAGACACAGAATGTTGGATGGGGCATTGACAAACCTGCTAGAAAACTCTTCCCCGCCTCCTGGCAAGCTTTACGAGATGAATAGAGCTCTTGTCATAGGCAATGGTGAAACCCGAGCATGGTTTGACGCACCGCAGCGGCGCATACTTGATAATAGTGTTGTGACATGGGGTTGTAATGCAATTTATCGTGATGGATATGTTCACAATCTTGTTGCAGTAGATTATGCCATGCAGCAAGAGATATATGATTCTGGTTATTGCTTAGATAATCCAGAATACGGTGATATAAAACTTGCCCATTTTGCGAGTTGGAGTATTGTCCCGGTAGAGGCGGCAGAGATGATGTTCATGGGATATGACATTCCAGAGACATTTATACATAAAAGTAAAAATCGAACTGATCAGTGTGTTATATCAGGAAAAGACCCTTTAACATTGCAAGAGAGAATTGAATTTGCTATTGAAATGAATCCAGGCCTGGATATGAATGATCTAAAACGGAAAATGGAAAAGGATATTGGAGTTTGGATTACCTATGTTGAACCAGACGATAATGTAGTTCCTATTGATTATCCTGTAGGTTGGTCTGCTGGTAACACTGCTATGTATCTTGCAAGTAAAACTTCCGAAGAGATTTACGTTTTAGGATTTGATTTGAGCTCATATGATCAACCATTAAACAACATATACAAAGGTACGAATAATTATCTTCCATCTGATGCAAAGGGGTTTAATCCTGTGAATTGGTATAATCAGATGAGAGCAGTATTTAGAGAGTTTTCTTTATATGACACCAAATTTTATCTGGTAGATTCGGCTGTTAAATTTGATGAGAATAATGTATTCTATATAACAAAGAATGAATTGTGTGAGAAGTTACAAATAGTATGACTGGTGTACCTCTTTTTCCAACAGGTATGGTAAAGCAGTACTTGACTCCCAAGACCTTTATGAATGATTTGGATTTGTCCAGTTTTACATTTGAAAAATTCAAGGGGCAAACTAAACTCAGAACAGGGAAATTCAATAACATACTTCTTCAGCCTGAATTCAAAGAGATAAAGGTTTGGGTAGAAGAGTGCGCTAAAGATTTCTTTGACAATGTGTTGAAGATGGAATATGAAGAATTCTTTCTTACAGAGAGCTGGTTGAACATTAGTGGTAAGGGTGGATATCAGAAAATACATAATCACTCCAATTCAATTATCAGTGGAGTGCTGTATCTAAAGTCTAAGCCTGAGCATCCTCCTCTGGAATTCAAAAAACAGAAGATGGAGTTCGAACCCTTTATTTCTCTAACAGAGCATTATAAAAAAGGTAATCCAAATACTGCAAACACTTTAGCATTTCCTTGCACACAGAACACTATGCTTGTTTTTAATTCGCATTTGTATCATGGTCATGGTGCAAGTGTATTAGAAGAAGAACGTATCGGTATTGCATGGAATGGTCTTGTCAATTTTATAGAGAAAGATAAAGACATATATAGGATACAGTTTGTTAAGAAAGATACTTGACATTCCGTATAAAACAGTATATAATATAATTATTAACATACGATAATATACATTAACATAAGGAGATATAATATGTCGTTAGCTCAAATGAAGAAATCTAATTCTTTGGATCAACTGCTTGGTGCAGCACAGTCCGAAAATCAAACCCAAGAAAAGAAGTCCTACAAGGACGAGCGTTTGTGGAAGCCAGAACTTGATAAGACAGGTAATGGTTATGCAGTCATTCGTTTTTTGCCTGCTGTA